AAGGTGCCAATGAACGGTTTAGTAAGCGTGTTGATCATGAGATCAAGCGATTGTTAGACAAGGAGTGATGTAATTGATTAATCCGTTGTTACTAGACAGTTTGTGTGATTTCATTGAAAATCTGGTCAATGATTATCAAGTTGAAGACGAAGAAAAAGTTTCTTGGCCTATATCAGTAATTAGAGGCTTTTTACCGCCGAAACGAACAGAGCAACTCGAAGACTACGAGAAATTTTGTGTTTTGGTCCGTTACGGAGAGGGTGAAGCCGATTGGAATACAACCGAGGATCAGTCGAAAGCCATAAACAGAATGCTGATTGTTGTCCGTACTGCGTCATTTGATCCGCAAATCGGGCCACGTAACACGGTGAATTTGATGGCTATGATTCAGCAAAAAATTTATGAAACACCAATTTTAAATAAGCGGTATCGAGCGACTTTCCCACTCAAATGGAAGGCGCCTGCAGGCGATTCATTGCCAATCTGGCAGGGAGAAATGACGATTCCGTATATCGTGCCCATGGTCCAAGAAAAATTTAATATCATGTAAAGGAGGGGATTATTTTGGCTGATGAAAATACCGAGTCATCTACGGTGGCTACAACTGCTACGACAACAGCGGCTGCAGCGACAACCACGACAACCACAGAGCAGGTGATTTATTGCGGTCCAACACTGCCCGCAAAATATGGTCTGCAGCAATATACCGTGTTTAAAGGCGGCATACCGGATCATATACAATCAATCATCAAGGATTATGCACCTTTGGGTGTGTTAATTGTGGACGTTGAAAAACTTGGAGCTACAAAAGCAGCAATTAATACGACAGGAACGGTGGAGGCCGTTACCTACAAAAATATTGTTAAGAAATTTAGAATGGGGGCGTAACTTTTGAGTTTCAAACATGGCGTATATGTATCCGAGGTTTCAACCTCGATTGTACCGGCGTCTGAAGTTAGCGCCGGTATTCCTGTTGTTATTGGGACGGCTCCGATTAATTTAGGCGATGATCCGACAGCAGTAACGAATGTGCCGATTCTTTGCACTAGTTACGCGGAAGCCGTTGCGGCACTGGGGTATTCTACTGACTGGACAAATTATACCTTGTGTGAGTTTATTTACTCTCATTTCCAACTTTACACAATGGAACCGGTAGTATTTATCAATGTACTGGACCCGACAAGCCACAAAAAAGCGGTTAGCGCTACAGAAATTACGCTTTCGTCCGGCTCGTACACCATAGAAACAGCAGGCATTTTGGCGTCAAGTTTGACTGTTTCGGCAACGTCTGGCGGCACAGCGTTAACGCTTGATACCGACTACACCGTTTCATTTGATGATGACGGCTATTTGGAGATCGCTTATGTCTCGGGTGGTGCTATTACTTCAACGACAGCTACTTTGTATGTGAGCTACAATGTTTTAGACCCTTCACAAGTTACCAAGACCGACATTATTGGCGGTGTTGACACGTCAACCGGCGCTTATACTGGATTAGAATTACTGAACCACGTTTATCCGCTGCTTAAAGTTATTCCTGGTTTGATTTGTTCGCCCTATTGGTCCACGATTCCAAGTGTGGCCGCAGTAATGGAGGCCAAGGCGGCGAGTATTTCGAGCGTGTTTCAATGCTTGGCGCTTGTCGATATTCCAACCGACACAGTAACAAAATACACGGCAGCACCTACGTGGAAGTCAGATGAGAGTTATACCTATAACCGGATGGTGGTATGTTGGCCGAAAGTTAGTTATGACGGTGATATTTATTATATGTCCACGCATTTAGCAGGCGTCATTTGTACAACGGACTATGGCAATGACGATGTACCATATGAAAGCCCGTCGAATAAAACGGCTAAAATTGATTCGTTGGTGCTCGCTGATGGCACCGAGGTTACTTTGTCGTTGGATCAGGCGAACTATTTAAATGGTCAGGGGATTTTAACTTGTCTGAATTGGATTAACGGGTGGAAAACATGGGGCAATCGGACCGGGGCTTATCCAGATAATACGGACCCGAAAGACGCATTTATTTCCATTCGCCGTATGTTCGATTGGCAGGCCAATACTTTTGTAAAAACCTATTGGTCCAAGGTAGACAAGCCAGTAAACCGTGTGTTTATTGAGTCAATCCTAGATTCAGAAAACATCAGGTTAAACGGGCTGACGGCTAGTGGGTACATTCTGGGTGGTAAAGTGGAATGTTTAGCAAGCGAAAACACCACGACTGATCTGGAGGATGGGATCATAACGTTCCATACTTATATCACGCCACCCACACCGGCAGAAAAAATTTGCAATACGCTTGAATATGATGCTGATTATCTGGCTGCACTCTTTACAACCAGTTCGTCAAGTACCTGAGGAGGTGTTTAAATGAGTACGACATTGCCGGAGTTATTAGATAATTTTACCGTTTGGTTAGATTCAGATAGGCTGATGGGGCATGCAGATATTGATTTGCCATCGCTTGATGCGCTCACGGAAAAAATTAAGGGCGCAGGGATAGCCGGTGAGATAGACGCGCCGGTACTAGGACATTATGCTGAAATGTCGCTAGGAATTAATTGGCGAACTGTTACCCCCGAGTCTATTGAATTAGCTGCACCAGAATCACATTCCCTAACTTTACGTGGAAGCCAGCAGGTGTATGATTCGTCGGAAGGTTCCTATAGTACAGTCCCGGTTAAAATTGTTGTTAAGGCTACGCCAAAAAAGACAAGTCTTGGAAAGTTCGCGGTTGCCAGTAATACGGGTACAAAAAACGAATTTGAGGTTACGTATATCAAAATTTATGTTGACGGCGATGAACTTTTAGAAATCGACAAATATAATTTTGTATGTACTATTGACGGCACGGATTATTTGGAGAGCATGCGTGACGATTTAGGGCTATAGATGAATAATGTCCGATAATAACCAATGAATAAAAGTGAGGGATTAAGATGGCTAAATTGATATTACGAAAACCATTGGAATATGAGGGAATTAAGTATGAAGAAATCCAGTATGACTTTGATAAACTTACCGGCGAGGATCTATTGACTGCTGAATCAGAAGTCAACAATGCTGGGATGATGGCACCGATGGCTGACTTGTCCAAGGCGTATCAAGCGGCAGTTTTCGCCCGTGCGGCTAAAATTGAGTTTGCAATGATGCGTAAGTTATCGGCAAAAGATTTTACGAATGCGACGGCTGCGGTAATGGCTTTTTTCGGCGAATAGGACTGGATAGAAAGCCCTGGCAGAAGCTGCAATGCGTCTGCTGGGGCCTCTCTCGGTCCGAAAATGCGTCGATTGATTATTGGATGGCCATGTCGTTAAAAAAGTTGATGATTTGGCTTGATTTTATCAGTAAAAACCCGCGAAAGGAGGAATAGAAGTGGCCAAAATTTATGAAATTGCCTTTCAATTGGCAGGGAAATTAGGCTCAAACTTCGGATCTACCTTTCTTTCAGCACAAAAACACATTAGTGGTTTGGATTCTCAAATCAAGAAACTTAAAGCCGACATGAAATCAGGCGGAAATAAAACCGAATTACAGGCTCAAATAGCCGGTTTAACAGTTCAAAAAGCAAAATTTACGGCGGCACAGGGCGCTGCAGATAAATTTAAGTCCTCTGTTAGTTCAGCGTTCAAATCTGCTGCCATAACGGCAGGAGTAGCGACTACAGCCGTTGGAGCCTATTATGCTGGTGCTATGAAACTGGCCAATGGCGTCATGGAGCATGCCAAGCACGCTCAAGTGGCTGCATCAATTGCCGGAACTAGCGCCCAGTGGTATGAAAAAATGAGCTATGCCGCAAAATCTGCGGGGGTTAGCGCAGAAAATTTCGACAAATCATTAGGCAAAATGGCGATCAATTTGGGTCAAGCAAAGCAAGGTAACAAGGAAATGACCGCAACGTTTGCCAAATTGGGCATATCAGCTAATGAAATAAAAAACATGAAACCCGAAGAGGCGTTTTTGCGGATTACGAAAGGACTAAATGGTGTAACCGATGCAGCGGTGCGAACTGATTTAGCCCGAAAAGTGTTCGGCAAAGTGGGAACAAGCATGATTCCTCTGGCGAAAATGAGTGCCGAACAGATTCAAGCCCTCGAAAAAGAAGCGCAGCGCATGGGTGTCGTATTAAATAATTCGGCTTTGGAACAGGCAAAAGCTTATCGATTGGCTAAAAATAAATTTGATGCTGTTTGGTCGGGGACAAAACTCGGCATTGGCCAGGCGATTATGCCTGGTTTGGCATCCGGCATGGAAACAATCTCAAAGCTGGCAGTGAAATATCAGCCAGCCATTCGAAATTTTGCTAAAGGCCTGGGTAATGGTATTAAAGAAGCGACGCCGGAAATATTGAAGACAGTTCAGTCTATGGGAAAATTGGCGAGTACAGCCTACAATGGAGCTAAAGCGTTTTCAAATTTGATTGGCGGGTTTCACAATCTTGTATATGTCGGCGCAGGCTGGATTGGTTTAAAAATGGCGGTGTCAATATTTTCTACAGGGCGGGCCATGGTTTCGGCAGGAAGTGACGCTTTAAAACTAGTGAGCCATATGAAAAATCTTCATATTATGATGGCACTTACTAGTGCAAAAATGAAACTCGTTTCAATTGCCACAAAAGCTTGGGCGATTGCACAGGGTGTTTTAAACGCGGTAATGTCTGCAAATCCTATTGCTCTTGTCGTTGTTGCGGCCATAGCACTTGGCGCTGCAGCCATTTATGTATATAAGAACTGGGATACGATTAAAGCGTATTTTAGCGATTGGAGCGGAGTAACGGCAGCGATTAGCGGTTTCATTGATGGCGTGAAAAACTTATTTATGCCTCTATTTAATTGGATATCGGATAAATGGAATGCTGTTAAAAATGCTTTTAGCAGTATGCCTACTGGCAGCGGCGATTCGGGTGCTCCAGATGTATCAGGACTTCCAGGGCATGCGTCAGGCGGTATTTTTAATCGAGAGCATATTGCTCGGTTTGCTGAAGGTAACAAGCCGGAAGCGACGATGGCTCTTGATGGGTCCAGTAGATCAAAAAATATATGGCTGACAGCCGGTCAAGCGTTGGGAATGATTGGCGATCATAAGGGATCAGGTCAACGTTCGGGGCAAAGGCATGGGGTGGACAGCCGTGGCGGTTCTAGTCCGATTAGTATAACGCAGGTGTTTCATATTAGCGGTGGTAATCGAGCAGAAGTAGAGTCCGGAGTTAATCAGGCAAATAATGTTTTACTTCGAAAGTTACAATCCTTACAACAAAACGAGGAGCGTTTGAGTTATGGCTGATACAACATATACGACAATACAAGGCGATATGTGGGACTTAATTGCGTATAATCAGTTAGGTGAT